GTAATAGATAGATCAAACAAAGCATTTGCTCGTAAAGAACAATGGAGAACTATTTACGAGGATTGTTATCGTTATGCTCTTCCACAAAGAAATCTTTATGATGGTTATTATGAGGGAACTGTACCAGGTCAAAATAAAATGAACATGGTATTTGATAGTACAGCTATTCATTCTACTCAAAGATTTGCTAATAGAATTCAATCTGGCTTATTTCCTCCCTATAAAAAATGGTGCAGATTGGAACCTGGGAATGACATACCAGCAGATAGAAAAGCAGAGGTGCAACAAGCATTAGATCTGTATTTAGATAAAATGTTTACTTTGCTTAGACAATCAAACTTTGATTTAGCTATGGGTGAATTTTTATTGGACCTTTGTGTAGGTACTGCTGTTATGCTCATTCAGCCAGGAGATGATATAAATCCTATTCAGTTTACTCCAGTTCCTCAATATCTTATTGCATTAGAGGAAGGACCAAATGGAACTGTAGATAATGTTTATCGTAAATACAAAGTAAGAGCTGAGGCTTTGCCAAGACAATATCCAGATATACAATTAAATGATCAGCTACAAAGATTGATAGAAAACAAACCTCAAGAGATGGTAGAATTAATAGAGGCAGTTATACTAGATCCAGAAAGAAAAGATTATTGTTATCATATACTACATGAGAAAACAAAAGATGAGTTAGTATTTAGAAGAATGGATACTACACCATGGATTGTAGCTAGGTATATGAAAATCCCAGGTGAGGTATTTGGAAGAGGCCCCCTAGTTTCAGCATTACCAGATGTTAAAACTTTAAATAAAACTTTAGAGCTGTTACTTAAAAATGCTAGTATAGCATGTGCTGGAGTATATACAGCAGCAGATGATGGTGTAATCAATCCATCTAATATTAGAATTACTCCAGGATCAATTATACCAGTAGCAAGAAATGGTGGACCTCAAGGTGCATCACTAGCTCCTTTGCCAAGATCTGGAGATTTCAATGTATCACAAATTGTTATAAATGATTTAAGAGTAAACATTAAAAAGACTTTGTTAGATGATACTTTACCACCAGATAATATGTCAGCTAGATCTGCAACAGAAATTGTAGAAAGAATGAAAGAATTAGCACAAAATTTAGGTGCAGCTTTTGGTAGATTAATTACTGAAACAATGGTACCAATTATACAAAGAGTATTATTCATTATGGATGAGAAAGGTCTTATCCAGCTCCCTTTGAAAGTCAATGGACTAGAGGTAAAAGTAGTACCAGTTAGTCCATTGGCTAAAGCTCAAAACTTAGAAGAGATAAATGAGGTTATGCAATTTTTCCAAATAGCTAATTCACTAGGACCAGGTGGTGTAGCAGAACTAAAACCAGATGCTATAGCTACTTACATAGGTGATAAGTTAGGAGTACCAACAATGCTAAGAACTACTCCAGAGGAAAAACAACAAATCATTCAACAAAGTATGCAGATGTTTAGTCAACAAGCTGCTATGCAAGGACAAGCTCCCCAAGCTGATACTCCTCCTCAACAAGAACCAGCAAGTGCTGTAGAGGAAGAGGTTAGTTCATAATGGCAAAAGTAGGATGGGAAGGCATTGAGGTCTTAGATAATCAAGCAAAGCAAGAAACAAAAAACGAGCAGCTTGAAATAGATAAGTCTTATGCTAGAACATTTGAAACTGAGGAAGGTAAGAAATGTTTGAAACATTTAATGAGTAGAACATTAGATCAACCGACTTGGGTACCAGGGGGAGATCACACATCTGGATATGCAAGAGAAGGACAAAATAGTGTGGTCCGAGAAATAATAATGAGAATAGAGAGGGCAAAAAATGGCTGATGAAAATCAAAACGAAATAGTAGAAGAGAACCAAACTGAGGGATTGATGGGTGGAGTTCCAACAGAGGAACCTAAAACACCAGATCCAAGTGAAACTGAGATACCTCATAAGGAAGAGGAAAAGCCTCAAGAACAAGCTGAGGCCAAAGAAGATAAAAAGGTTTTAGAAAAACCAGAATATATTGAGGATAAGTTTTGGGATCCAGAGAGAGGTGTCAAGACCGAAGAGCTTAGTAACTCTTATAGTGAATTACAAAAACAATTCTCTATGGGTAAACACAAAGCTCCAAAAGAATATGATGTAACATCATTAGAAGATGTAGAAGATGATGATGAATTAAAAACATATTTCTTAGATTGGGCCAAAGAAAACAAACCTACTCAAGCTGCATTTGATAATTTAGTAAATAAATTTAAAGAATTATCTATAGCTCAAGAAGAGGCAGATAGTATAAACATTGAAGAAGAAACTGCTAAGTTAGGTCCTAATGCTCAACAAATTATTGAAGGTGTTAAAAAATGGGGCCAAGGCTTAAAAGCTAAAGGTGTGTTCTCTGATGAGGACTTTGAAGAGTTTAAAGTATTTGCTGCTACTGCAAATGGTATCAATACTATTAATAAACTTAGAAAGTATTATGGTGAACAAACTATACCTACAGCTCCAGTAGATGTAGATGGTATGCCTTCTAATGATGAACTATATGAGTTAGTAGCTGATCCAAAGTATAAAACAGATCCAGCTTTTCGTAGAAAGGTAGAGCAACAGTTTGCTAGAGCTTTTCCAGGAAAAGTAGATACTGGCGAAATATAGACTTGATATTTATTTAGAAAACGATTATTTTGTAATCGGAGATAACCAAAATTTCTTTTGGCCTTTTGACGAGTGGAAAGTACACTACTGTCAGCCTGGCTATTTTACCAGACAACTGCGAGTAAATAAATAAATGTGTTAAACTTATAAAGGAGAAAACATGGCACAATCAATAACTAATGCTTTTGTTACTCTGTTTGATGCTGAGGTAAAACAAGCATATCAAGGTGAAAGTTCAATCTTGGGATGTGTAAGGCTAAGACAAGGTGTACAAGGGCAGACATACAAGTTTCCAAAACTTGGTAAGGGATCTGCTACTGCTAGAGTTCCACAGACAGATGTTACTCCATTGAATGTAACTTATTCTCAAGTTACAGCTACAATGAGTGATTTCAATGCTGCTGAATATAGCGACATTTTCCATCAAGCGAAGGTAAACTTTGATGAAAGACAAGAGTTGGTACAAGTAGTATCGAAAGCTATCGGTAGAAGAATGGACCAACTTATAATAGATGCTGTTAATGCTGCATCTGGAACTGGTACAGTAGCTAAAACTGTAGTAACTTCTGGATCTGCTACTGCATCAAACTTGAATGTTGGAAAGCTAATAGCTGCTAAAAAAGCTATGGATGCTAAAAATGTTCCATTTGATGACAGACACATCATCATCCACGCAAACTCATTATCTGGATTACTAGCTGATGAGAGAGCAATCTCTGGCGATTTCGCTAGTATTAAAGCTCTGGTATCTGGAGAGATCAATACTTTCCTAGGTTTCAGATTTTATGTTCTAGGTGATAGAGATGAAGGTGGATTACCATTGGCAACTAACGACAGAACTTGTTTTGCGTTTCATAGAGGTGCAGTCGGTATGGCTGTTAATATGGCACAAAAAACTGAGATCAACTATGTACCAGAAAAAACATCATTCTTGGTAAATAGCATGTTCTCTGCTGGTGCTGTTGCTATTGATCCAGATGGTATCGTAAAAATAACAACTGATGAAAGCTAATAAGAAGGAGAATAATTATGGCGTTTGATAAAACAGGACTACAACCTATTGGTGGTCAAGCAAAAGCTGGTAATGCTCCTCAAATGTGGAGCTACACATCAACTGATGCTAAAACAGATATTGATGCAGAAGGATATTTTAATGATGTATCTGATCTGTTAAAAGTCGGAGATATAATTTATGTCCACGCATCAACTGGTGGTACGAGAACTTACTCGTTACATCCAGTAGTCAGCAACGCAAGTGGTGTTGTTGATGTCGGTGATGGTACAGCTATATCTGCTACTGATAGCGACTAATCAACTAAACATGGGGAGGCCCTTTATGGGCCTCTTCATCTATTAAAGGAATACTATGGCAAGTGGAGATACAAAGGTAACTATTGTAAACCAAGCATTGGTGTTGTTAGGCTCAGACACAATTTCGTCATTTTCTGATACAACTAATGATGCTGCAAGAGTAGCTAATAGTATTTATGAAACAATCAAAGGAAAAACTTTATCATTATATCCTTGGTCATTTGCTTTAGTAAAAGAAGAACTAGCAAGATCAACAGCAACTCCAGTAAATGAATGGAGTTTTATTTACCCTTTACCTTCAACTGCTGTAAGTGGTACAGCTCTACAAGTTTATAACTCAAGCTCAACAAGAGTATTGCCAATCCAAAACTATGAATTAGTTTATACAAGTTCTGGACCAGCAATAGCTACTAACGAAGATAAGATATACATTGATTATATATCAAGTGTTGTATCCGAAGGCTTGATGCCTAATTATTTTGTACAGCTTTTAGTTTACATGTTAGCCTGGCATTTAGCTGAACCAGTAACAGATCAAATCACAAAGGCAGAATACTGGAGAGGTGTAGCTTTGGGTTCATTAACTGAAAATGGAAGGGGTGGGTATTTTCGCCAGGCATGTAATATAGATGGTAGAGGTAAACCAAATTATGCAATAGTAGATTTCCCATTGACAGATGTTAGATGAGCAGAGCAGTAACTATACAAACAAACTTTACTACTGGTGAGGTAGATCCTTTATTAAAATCTCGTATAGACATCAATCAATACTACAACGCATTAGATCAAGCTCGTAATGTTTTAATACAGCCTCAAGGTGGAATAGAAAGAAGGCCAGGATTACAATTTATATTTGAGGTACCAAGTGCTGCCAATCCACAAAATGGAATGAAACTTGTACCTTTTGAATTTTCAACTACACAAAGTTATATGCTTTTATTTGTACATAACAGAATGTACATTTTTAAAAATAAAGAATTAGTAACAAACATAAACTCAAGTGGTAATGATTTTTTAACTACAACTATAGGATCTACAATTCTTGCAACTATGGACCATACACAATCAGCAGATACATTGATTGTGGTCCAGGAAGATATGGCTCCCAAAAAAATAGTAAGAGGTGCAGCTCACAACTCTTGGACAATATCAGATATATCATTTGAATTTGTACCAAAGTTTAATTTTACTCCAGCTGAAACTACTATTAATCAAACTATTACACCATCAGCTGTAGATGGAAATATTACAATAACTGCTGGTGGATCTGTTTTTACATCAAGTCATGTCAATCAATTTGTAGAGGCTAATGATGGTATGGGTAGAGCAAGAATTACAAGATTTGTTTCTGCAACATCTGTAGAGGCAGTAGTAGAAATACCATTCTTTAATACATCAGCTATTGCATCTGGTGGAACTTTTTTAGATACTGGTTATGAGGATAGCTTTTCTACATCAAAAGGTTTTCCAAGGACTTGTACATTTCATGAGGGGAGGCTGTACTTTGGTGGTGTTAAGTCAAGACCTAATACAATCTTTGCATCAAGAGTAGCCAGGTTCTTTGATTTCAATCCTGGTGAGGCTTTGGATGATGATAGTATTGAACTAACAATATCTACAGATAGTACCAATGCAATAACTGGTATGTTCTCTGGTAGAGATCTACAGATCTTTACAAAAGGTGGAGAGTTCTTTTTACCACAATCAACACTTGATCCTATTACTCCTACTAATGTTGTAGTTAATGGTGCAACAAGAAGAGGATCTAAAGAAGGTATAAAACCAGTAGGAGCTGAGAGTGGTACATTATTTATACAAAGAGCTGGTAAATCTTTAAGAGAGTTTTTATTTAGTGATGTAGAATTATCTTACATATCAAACAATATTTCTTTGTTATCATCTCACTTGCTAAAATCCCCATCAGATATGGCCCTCCGAAAAGCAACATCAACTACTGATGGGGATCTATTACTTATAGTGAATGAAACAGATGGATCCCTGGCTACATACTCAATACTTAGAGGACAGAATGTTATAGCTCCTAGTTTAAGTACAACAGATGGTGAGTTTGTAAATGTAGGAGTAGATGTGGACCAAATATATTTTACAGTAAAAAGATCTATAAGTAGTTCTGATAAATATTATGTAGAGTGTTTTAATGATGATAATACAACTGATAGTGCAAAATTATTATCTGGTAGCAGTAAACCATCTACAACTACTGTAACTGGGTTATCACATCTTGAAGGTAAAACAGTAAAGGTTATTGCAGATGATCAAATGCAGCTTGATAAGACTGTAAGCTCTGGCCAGATAACATTAGATGCAGTACCTACAACTTATGTAGAGATAGGATTAAATTATACACCTACTATCAAAACACTACCAGTAGAGCTCAAACTATCTAGTGGTAATATAGTAGGTCAAAAGAAAAGAATAGTAGAGGCAACTGCTAATTTATTTCTATCGCAAAATCTTACATTAAATGGTAATGATTTATTATTTGTAGCTGGTGATTTTTTTACTGGTAAGAAAAGAAAGAAACCAATGCTTGGATATGATAGAGATGGACAGATGACATTCTCCCAGTCTGCTCCATTATTTTTTACATTATTGGGAGTAGAATATAAAGTGAGTGTAGGACAATAGTATGGCAAATCCATTTGTAGTTTTAGCAGTAGTATCATCAGTAGGTAAGGCTTATGCAACATATCAAGCTGGTATGGCTCAAAAGGCTTACTATGATAGTCAAGCTGATGTAGCAAAGTTACAATATAAATCAAAAGAGATAGAGGCTAAAGAGGCTGGTGTTGAGGTCCTAAAACAAACAAATGAGGCTTTGGCAACTATTATAGCTAAAGCTGCTGCTGGTGGTATGTTACCAAACGAGGGATCAGCTTTACTTGCTCAATCGTTATCACTAAGAGAAGGAACAGAGGATTTTCAAATATCAAAAATTAATGAAGAGATATTACAAAACTTAGGAATTATTGAATTTAGAAATCTTAAGATAGCTGGGAAAAATGCTAAAAAGTTTGGTATCATGGGAGCTCTCTTTGGTTTAGGAACTGATATAGCTCAAATAGGTATTAAGACTGGTACTCCAAAACAAACAACTGATCCAGTTCCAGACAAAGATACAACAACAAAAACTAAAGATCTAACATCAACTGAAGGACCATTCTAATGTCAAGAGAAAGAAAAATATTTAAAGGTAATTTAGTTAGAGGTGTTAATATACCTAATATTGGTTTTGAAAATTTTAGAGTATCATCATCTGGGTTTGATAACTTAAGTAGAAGATTAGATATAATTAAAAACTTTGCAGTAGATCAAGGTGAAAGAATTGCAATAGAAGAGGGTAAAGAGTATGCAGCAGAAAATCCAATATCAATACAACAATACTTAGATGCTAATCCTAAAGAGAGAGAAAAATTAGTTAAAGGTGATAAAATTACCTCTTATGGAAGATCTATAAGAGCTGCACAAATAAGTATGCTTTCAACTAACATAGCTATTGATGCCGATAAAAAAATGCAAGATTTTAAAATTGTTGCAGTTTCAAGTGATATGTCATCTGATGAATTTGAATTAGGATTAAATGCAATAGTTAAAGGTTACTCAGATGGTTTGGCTGGTATAGATGCTGATGCAGCAGTAACAGTAAAAGCTAAGTTAGCTACAGCTGCAAACACTATGTACACATCTTACCTGGATAAAAAAATCAAAGACTATAATGATAATAAAAAAGGTATTGCTATGGTCTATGGTCAAAACAAAATAAAAGAAATACCAGATATTATTGCAAATGGTTTTAAAAGAAATGTACCAACAGCAGACTTTCAAGAGGTAGAACCTTTTGATGTAGATAAGCATTTAGATGCTATGAAATCTCAACACCTGGCTGAACTTATAGATAGTAATGTTGGTAGTGAGTATATTAAAAAGTGGTCCAACGATTGGGATACAGCAGTCAATAAAGCTAAAAGAGATCATATCTTTGGTCAGTTTATTCCAGAAATAGAACCATCAGCTAAGAAAGCTATGGATCTTGAAAGAGAAGTATCAAGTGGAAACTTTGGTGGTAATAAAAATTTACAAGCAATATTTAAAAGCATGAGTGAAGAGGACCAAGAAAAATTAAAAGCTGATGTTGTTTCCTGGGCAAATGGTCAAAGAGAAAGAAAAGAAAATGATGAGAAAGCTATTGAGGTAGATTTAGAAAACACAAAACAAACTTTAATTAAAAAATACAATAAAGCTGAGGAAGATAATCAGCCAGAGTTAGTTAGAGATATTCTTGAGGAGGCAGAGGGTTTAGATGTTAAATTATACAATTCATTATATGAAAGATTTAGAGATGATAAAGACAAAGGTTTATTTGTAGATGAGGAAAGAAAAGATAGATTATATGTATATTTATATCAAGGAGTTCTTACTCATGATTTAATTAGAGAGGCAAGAATAGAGGATGGTGCTATTGATTTTAATACTGCAAAAGATCTTTATTCAAAACTTGAAACAAGACAAACTAAAGCAGTATCAGAGGCAGACAAAGTATTAAGAGCTAAGATTGGTATTCCTCAAGAGGGAGAGATTACAACAAGTTTCCAAAAGAATGATTTGTATGCAGTATATCAAGATGCCATGACTAAAGTTTTAAATTACAAACAACAAAATCCAGGTGTTAGTGATCAACAAATAATAGAATTTGCAGCTGGATTAGTACAAGAGAATGATATTAAAAAAGGCAAAGAAAAAGAAAAGATAAAAATTATTACTGGTCTAAAAGATCAAAATGGTACATTCC